TCTCTCTCGCTTTCTCCTTCAAAGATTCCATTTCACCTTTGGTTACAGGCGTTGTATCTTCGCTTTGACGAGAAACCAAGTTGCCGTTATCGTGTTTATACAACAAAGACGGATATAACTCAACCATTGTCCACCAAATGAGTAACTTTAAAACATACTCATTCAACAAGATTTCATAGTTACCCGATAACGTGCCATTGGCTACATCGTCTTTTAATTTGTTGGTCAAGTTAGTACCCAAAAAGTTCTGCAAGTACATATCTTGTGCCACGTAAATGCAAGGGCGAATTAAGTTCGGATCAACTGCATCGGTTAAAGGTGTGTATTTCTTTAACACATCCTCGTTTATCAAAAGTATCTCTTGTGGTATTGGCATTTTTTTAAGCGTATTTAATTGAACCTCTGGATGGTGTGTTTATTGGTGCAGTTCCTTCTACACCCTTCTTTGGAACATATGGATTATTACCAACTCTCTTATCGTTATTTAAACCTTCGTTTGGTAGGATTCTACCTTTTGAATCTCTCTTTCTCATATAGATTTGTCGCTTCCAAAAATGGTGACAAAATGCACCACCTTTATATACAAAAATATCATAAGTAGAGCGACCTTCAGGTGCGAAATCTCCATTCACTCCCCTATCACTCATATTATTTATATCTTCATAACGGAACACCGCACCTGCTATCGACATTGCTACCATTTCAACACAAAATTCGCGTGAATTAGCGGAAAGGTTTTGAGAATATGCGTAACGTAACTTATATAATCCAACATCCCCCCAATTACTCTTTTCATCACCATTGGCATCATTCATCGATGGCATCTTGTTGAACATTTCGGAAGTAAAACTCAATTCGTTTTCGGGGTCGGTAACTTCTTCTTCGCTTATCAATTCCCATTCTTCTTCATCAATATATTCCGCTTTGTCTTTAAGTTCACTTATCCATTCTCTCCCTTGCTCATCGGTGAAATCGTTTGAACTTTGGCAAACGTGGGTTGATTGAGTCGCTTTTACTCTTTCAATGATTCTCTTTGCCCAATCACGACCCGCATCACCGCCCCAAAGTTGCCAGGCTATTCTTCCTGCAGTAGGGAAACCTTCCTCGCCATCTTCCCAACCGATTGCCTCTTTGTCAATCTCGTGTCGTGAAAAGTAACTATTCATTCTTTGCACGGTATCAAAAGACAAATTTCTTTTATTACTGATATCCCTTGCACGTGCTACTCCTACTTCAGTACCACCCCTTCCATATTCCTCGCGCCATTTTAAACCTAACTCGGCTTCTGCTGCCATTTCGTTAGTTGGCTCAAAACTTTCTTCTGCTTGAGAAACGTGCGAGTGTTGGCACTCAACTTTTTTTTTTTGGTTGCTTTGTGTTACAACCTCAACTTGTTCCGCTTCCATAAACAAGTCGTTTTCAACTATCGAAACATCCGAAGGAATACCAATCGCGTTAAATAGTGTATCTACTCCATCGCAGATAATACGTTGGAACGGATCAATTACTTGTTTTGAGAACAAACGGAAAGCCGTTTTCATTTCGTCCGTGTTAGAACCCAAACCGCCACCATCACGAATACCAAACAACAAAGGAGAAGTAACACGGTGACCTACTAAAATTTGGTTTGTGGCTTCGGTGCTTAAGAACTCATATTGTTTATCCGCATCCGAAATAGGAAAAGCGGAGAACTCAACCCCTCTATCTCTTTCCTCGTTGAAGAATGTCAACACCTTTCCTGCATTTTCAGCACCTTGAATGCTCATTTGCAGTTGTTGTTTAATCATTCTTTGTTCTTCAAGTGTTGGTATTCCGTTGTTAAATGATGCAATTAACGAAGGAAAGAATCCGTTCAATATATTGTTTACGTGATATTCGCTAATCTGCCTTGTAAGTTCAATCCAGTTAATCGAACCAATGTAATCAGGCTTTGGATAGTACTCACTTCCCACCATCATTGCATGCTGAAATAATACCTGTTTTGGATTTTCATCTTTGGTATTTATGTCAAACATCGGAATGTAGTGGGGGTTGTTCTTTTTCTTACGAGTGTCCGACCAATCTCGACTATACCAAACGCCCGTAATATCGTCGTTATCGTCACTACAAGCCAAACGGCAGTTTTCGTAAGGTAGGTGATTGATTTGAGCAATGGTGCTTCTATCCATTGACCAAATAACTTCCCAATAAAATCCTCCGTGCAGTTTCAAATCTAAAGCGGTAGCCTTAAGAATCTTGTCAAGTTTCAATCGTTGAATCTCACGAACCGCCAAAGTAGTTGATGCAGTAAATTCTTTTCCTGCAATCATAAAAGCAATGGAGTTAACCAAAGCACCGTGAACTGGAGAGGTGTTATATAGTTCAATTAAATATTGCGGAAAGTGATTCCCTTCCCCATACGCTACCCATCCTTTCCTATCTTCAAACTCAATAGGATCTATTTTAACGTACTTTGCCAACTCTACTTGAGTTGCACTAAAGCGGTTAACGATTGATTCTTTTTTATCCATTATATTCGATATCACTTGGAATGACTATGTTAGGTTGGTCATAATAGTTGACCAATGTTTCAAACTGAATAAATCCCCTCTTTATTTCTCCCACCACATCCGCATTCGTTGGGTCAAGGTTTGTATCCGAGTTTTGACCATAAACCACAAAGTTATACCTTCCACCATTAAGAACAAGAATAGAACCATTAGTTGGATCATCACTATTTGTACTAATTGCCAAAGTCGTGATGCGGTCGTTTTCGCTGATTGTAGAAGGGATAACATAAAAGTTTTCTAATGTTATTTCGTTTTGTATAACTACAAGGTAGTTACTATAAGTTGTCGCAAATAACAAACTCCCCGACTTAAGATTAAGAAGGAGAGTTTGAGATGCGGTATTCGTTTGGAGATAATTCATCCTAAACAAATATAAGTTAAATAGTTGGTGCTACAACTGTAATAGAACCAAAGTTATCGAAAGGAGTTGTAGTATATGACTCCAAGCGGTAAGCCTTGTTCTTTTCTTCTGCAGTAAAAGTGATAGTGTAACCATTCAAATCACCTTTAGCAGTACCAGTAGCAGTTGACATAGCGGTAACTTCTGCACCGTCAACTTTACCTACCATCCAAATGTTGTTGTTGTTATCCAATACAAAACAAACCAAACGATTTTTAGCAATGATTTCTAATTGCTTTCTACGTGCAGCAGAAAGTTGGAAGAAAGTAGCAGTAACGGTTTGAGTGTAGAAAATTGTTCCATTTTCAACCGAACTTTGTACTTCTTCGGTGAAACTTCCTGTATGTTTTGGAAGGGTAAATTGATAAATGGAAGCCGTTGGCAACGCATCAATTTCTCCACTTGTAGCATCGACAGTTACTCCAGTTTGGAAGTCAGCAAGTTGCTGAAGATAGATAGCCTTTATACCACCTACACCTTCTTTACAATCGAGTGCAAATCCTGCGGTTAATTCACAAGCCATATTATAAATTTTTAAGTTGTTATTATTTACAATAAAAGGCAGGGGACAAATTCCCCCACCTTTTTATCATAGTGAATTATTAGTTATGACCGATAACGCAGTCAGCCAAGAAACCAACTTGAACTCCTACACGGAACTTCATAGCCATACGAACCAAGTCAGATGCATCAGTCAAAGACATATCCACAACTTTAACTTCAGCAAAGTCAGAGTTGGCATCAACACCAACAAACAAGTTTGTAGATTCAGCAAAAATGATAGTACCGTTTGACATTCCAGGACATACATAAATATCATATCCTTCGAACTGCATATTGAATTCCTTATAGGCATTGTACTCGAAAGAGTAACCCAAAGCAGCGATAGCTTGACGATACAACTGCGCGGTGTAGCGGTTCATATAACACTTAACTGATGGAGAACCAATCAAAGCAGCAGGAATAGCGTTTGCCAAAGCAGTCATATCAGCAATGATAGTTGAAGCAGTCAAAGTAGCACCCCAAGTTTGGTCAGCACTTCCGCTCAATCCTGCTTTCAAAATCTTTTCGAAACCATCGAAAGAAGAGTAAGTTCCAGCAGTATCACCTTGCCAAATTGTGTACTCGATGTTTTGAGCAACGTTTGCAGCAGCATAACCGATTAAGAAATCTTGGAAGTTTGCAGGAACTACATCGTTAGCAAAACCACGACCAGTTTGAGCAGCTTCCCAATCTTTAGCGAACTCGGACTTACAAACTTCAAGGTTAACCTTCAAATCAGTTACAGTCAATACCGCTTCAGTCAAAGTCAAATCAGTAGGATCAGCGAAATCACAAGAGAAAGCCTGAACCAAGTTTGCACTTGACAACTTCTTAAGAACTGCTTTGTATTTTACGCCCTCTTTCAAAGTAACGTATCCTTTTGCAAGAGTGTCGCCACTCAATAACGCTGCGTGGATATATGGTAATGCTAACTCACCAGCGTATGTAGATGTAATGCTAATAGCCATTTTTTTTTATTTTTTAGAATTGATTAGTTGATATGCGCGTGAACGTGCATCCATTGCTCTAAATGGAGTTGATTCAACCGCGTTTTGTTTTTGTGCAACTGGAGTTGTCTTTTTTACCGACTCGGTAGCAGGTGCTTTAGACATCTTCTCGATTGTTGCAGATAGCTCTTGCTTTTCAGCGTTCAACGCGTTGATTTTAGCCTCAAAGCCTTCAATCAATTTGTTGATAGTAGTTTCGAACTCCTCGCGAGAAACGCCATCAAAAGAAGATTGCTCTTCCTTTTGAACTTCGATTTCTACGCTTGGTTCTTCCTCCATAGGCTTGTCTTTTACTTCCGTGATTTTACCTTCTACTACAACCAATATCTTACCTTCGGCGGTTTCGTGTTCTCCGTCAGGTGCAGGGGTTGGGTTACCTTCCGCATCCATAACAAAGATTTCAGAACCTACTCCGAATTCAGCATCGGGAGAGTAAACTTCAGTACCATCAGCAAGCACAGCCATAGCCATTTGCTTTTGTTCAACCGCTTCCTCTACTGCAGAAAGGCTGATGCCAAATGACTTCAACTTTTCAGCGTACTTGGAAACGATATCGTTTACTTTGCTCATAATTGTTAATAAATGATTTTGTATTAAGACGCAAAATTTCATTTTTGTTTGTACTTTTGATTCATCAGTTATCCGTAATTGTGTTTTTGTTGTTTGTTTAAGTTTTAGTTCAAGAAGAAAGCCCCTAACGAGGGGCTTCTTTTTTGTCGGGTAAACATACACCTGCACCGGTGTAATCTATTACAACCCTTTCAACTCTCCTTCGAGTTCCTTTATTATCTTTTCAATCTCTTGCTCGGCTAAATATTCCTCACTCATTTCGGTAAAGAATCCCTCAAGTGAAAAGCCTTTGACATTCCCTTGTTTGATGTCACCCCACACCTCATCGTTGTCAACCTTCATTCCAATGCACCAAGTACCATCAGGGAAGTTAAATCCAAAATTTTGGCTCTTATCGTGTGCGCCTTCTTTGATCCACGATTCAACAACTACACAACCGACAACAGGGATTTGATGTTCCAAGTTTGAATTGTGGTGCATATTGCGTTTGAGATATTCTTGCGCTATCTTGTTGATCGTTTCTTTTGAGTACTTACAATAATAAGCCTCACCCATTCCGTTAACTCGGTAAATAAGTTGGTCGGGAATCATTACCGCACCGTACAACATCTTGCGTTCTCCTTCCTCTACTGCGGCTTGTTTTACTTGCGTTTTCGACAACGCTACAAAGTCAACTTCGATAGCAGGATTTTCTACAAGTGAAATTGCGTTTACTCCTAAATAACCACTATCATCTATAGTGTATTCGATAACTTTTACTTCTTCCATTTTTATTTTATTATTCTTGATTGGTCTTTTATTTTTTGCTCGGCTTCCTGGGCATTGCTTACGTTAGTTGCAAGTACATAAGTTTGAATCGGTTGTGATTTATTACTACCTTGATTAAGGAAAGATAAATCCACAGCAGGGGCAGGAGTAGCACCGCTACCAACTCCGCCACCTCCTGCGCTTGGCTTGGGAACGTTACCGCCACCTCCATTAAATTGTTGCGCTCTAATTGATGCGATACGTGCAATACCAGCCGCAGCCGCTATACCTGCTTGGATAAATGGATAAGCAGGAAAGGCAGTTGTGATTGGTGAAGCGGAAGCCGTTGTAAATGCGTTTTGAGTACCCTCAATAGTTGAGATTGTGGCTTGTGCAATACCCAAAGTTTTAGCAATTTGGAATCCTTTTTTTGCATCTATTATACCACTATCAACCAACGCGCTATTTAAGTCCATAAGACCGCCAACTGTTTGTTCTGCTATTTTATAACGTGCCGCATATAAAGCCTCTTGTGCTTCTTGTTCTTTTTTAAGATTCGCTAAATACGCATCAACTTCTTTTTGGTTGGTTTTTAATACAATTCCAGAAGTAGTTGTTGCAGAAGTTACGCGAGTAGCATCACGCATTGTTATCTTTAAACTTTCTTCATCTCTAATCCTTGCGACTTCCGTTTGATACCATTCTTCAAGCAATCTCAAAGCCTCCGCATTTCCGTGCGCTAACTTCTTTTTTTCTTCATATTGTAATTGCGCTTGGCGTACTAACTTGTCATCATTGGCTAATGAATCTTGGTAGCGTTTCTCATTTTCCGCTTTAAGAAATTCCGTTAATGCCTTTTGGTCATCCTTTATTTTCTGCAACCTTTCCGCTTCTTTCTTCGCGGCTTCTTTGGCTAATCGTTCCTTTTCTGCTTCAACTTCTTTCTGCTTTTTGAGTGCTGCTTCTTGGTCTTTCTTTGCTTGTTCTTGGCGTTTCTTTTCATTCTCCGCTCTTTCTTCCGCTTTGGAATCAGTAAGTCCTATCCAGTCCATAAAGTCCACAAGACCTTGCGTTACTGAATCAATGGTTTGTTTGATGAATCCAAACATCTTTCCAACCAATCCACCTGCTTTTGTCAGTTCTTCAAAGTTGGCAACAATCAAAGCAATGATACCACCGATTAAAAAGATAGGGTTAGTCATCAAAGCCTTACCCAAATCTAACATCGTCTTACCGAATCCCTTTGCAGCGTTGGAAAGGTCACCAAACTTGAAATCTTTAATTGCTGATGTAACCCCTTGCAATCCCGTTTGAGCCGCCCCAAAATCCAATGAAAGAATGGAACTACCAATTAACCCAAAAGAGTTATTCAATCGCTCCAATGGATCACCTGCCAATGTGTTGACCGACTTACCCAAGTCGCCCATCTTGTCGGTGAGTTCTCCGAGTTGTCTTTGTACCTTGTTAAATTCTGCAGTACCTTCTGGCAACCTTGCTAACTCCTCACGAAGTTTGCGCATTTGCGTACGCATCGACTCGACTCTCTCCGTGCCTTGAACGTCAACTTCTATAACCGTTTTTTGTGTTGCCATTAGAATATTAAATTAAATACGTAAATAGTGCCTACAACTAAAGACGCAAAAACTGCAAAATTTATGGTCTTGGTTGCGATATTTGACAACTTATTTTCATTGCTCGGTAAGTCCTTGCCCATTCCTTGAGCAAGTAAGAATCTTACATTTGTAAATGTGTCCTTTGGGTTATGCATATGTGTATTGTGTATAATTTAACTGCGCTGAAATGTTGATATTGTTATACGGATAAGATGCACCGTTGTCGAGTACAAATGTTATAGCAAATGTACTACCGCTAACATCCAAATCTATAACAAAGTTGCCATCTATATCAACCGCTGTTTCGTCTATTGTAGTGACATTCTTTAGCGTTATTGTTCCAGCACTTTGTACAATATGTAAATTATACTCACCGCTTACACTTGCATCAATCAATGCACCCACTTGACCTACCATAACACGCAATTTGACAAGCCAAACGGAGTCATCAGGCATATTGATAAAGTTTGTGCCATAAGCCAACAAACGAATGGTAGTCGAACTTGTAGTAAAATCGCCCTTTCCCCACATCGGTATTAAGCCGTTCTGCATTTCCCCTTGGTAAGTACCACCACTTCCGATAGTAGCTCCTCCATTTATCACGGATGAATTGTAACCCATAACAAACACGGAATCCAAACCGCTATCCAATCGGTTTCCACTACCCAAAACTATTGAATTGTCATTACCCAACCCCACAAAGTTGTTATCGGATACAACCAATCCCGACTTTGGTAATGGGTCTTGGCTCAATACTTTAGGTGTGCTTAATTGTGCGCTCTTTGGCTTTCCTGTTCCATCGGAATCAGGAACAAAGGCATAACACGCGCCATCTCTCCAACTATAATTGTAAACATCACAACACGCTTCCGTTGCACTTGCAGGATTACCATCGGAATCGACAAATAAAACCGCTCCAAGTGAATTAATATAATCGGGAGTTAATAGACAATCAGGCTCTGCGGTTACTTGCTTTATCAATGTAACTTTAACCGTGTCTTGTGTACCTACAACGTAATCACTAATTGACAAAATACGCCAATAAGAATCTTTGATGAATATCTTATCATTGAAATTAAAGTTGTAAATGTCCGCAAATTCAAGCGAAAAGAACGCTTCTAAAATACGCGCGTCAGGTGCGTAAATGTTTTGTATATACTCATTCCAATACCTTGAATATAACGTCTTAAATGGTATTGATGCAACACTACACAAAGGTGTTTCTTGTCCAAAATTCAAGTCCCTACTTTGAATATCCGGAACGAAGTCACTATAATGGCTGAATAAAAATGTTTCAACTTGGTTAACACCGCCAGTTGTATCGTTGTAAACATTGAATTTTATAGTATCTCCTACTTTATAAAGTATTCGTGGGTTTGGTGCTGAATAAGAATAGTCATCGTTAACGAATTTAGGGATGGAATAAGTAGTTCCATTTATGGGAACAATAGGAGTTGCACCAAAATACAACTCAACCTTGTTTTCTTCGGTTGCAAAATCGTTTTCGGGATCAATCAATTCAAGCCTACCATATACGCGGTTTCCTTGCGTGTTGTAAATGTTGTTGAATAGGTCGGTTGATTGCTTATAAGTCCACGTGTTTTTCCTTGCTTGGTAGTCATTAGTTGACATTAATGTGATGTCCTTACTGATGTCAAGTAATGGTGTCCAATCTTTACTAACCCCTTGCGCGATGTATTCTTGGAATGGGATGAAGTCGATTAACTTTTGATTGAACTTATTTGGAACAACCACCAAGTTGTACATCTTGAAAAGTGAATCAATGAACTCTGTACATTTCATCACAGGCGCATTTGCAGTCCAATCGATTGTATTACCATACAACGGTTTTGAGATTTCAACCGATTGAAAGTTAGCGGTTTTTATTGTAAATGTTCCTGCGAAGTCAATCCAATAACCAAAGTTATATTCGAATTGTTGAAGAACTGGCTCAATCGTTTCACCTTGTTGTAAAAAGATATTTGTTTGTCCTATATTACCAAGTACATCTTCGTTAATTATATTGATTGTGTTACCATCATAAGGGTCATAATTTGTAAAACCAACACCACCACTTGCATTTATAAATGTCTTATTGCCTAACAAATCAGTTTTTAAAAGTCGTAGTTGTAATGATCCATTGAACGCATCATTAACTTGAATTGTTATATTAAAAGCAAATTTATAACTACCGCTAAATGGCGCAGTATATACGTTACCAACTACATTTCCTCCAGGGTCTTGTGACTCGGTTAAAGTTGGCAAATGATACAATGAATTGTTGTAACCATTAACAACCTCTAAACCAAAATCACCCACTACAAATGTTTCATCTGGTGTATATCCCTCAAGCAAAAACTTTGCAGTTTCGGGGTTTCCTCCTGTTTGTTGGATAGTTTGACTTTCACTAACCCACGGAATGTACATAAAGTCAAGTTCACTTGTAAGTGTACCCGAATCAGTACCCAAACTGAAACCACTCAAAGACATTATCTTATTGAAGATATATCGAGCGGAAACGAATGGCGTTAATTCCCCTGCCTTTGCTACTACACTTGGATTCGTGGAGTTAATGCCTCGCCCATTGTCTACATTTACATTGCCTACCCAATTTTGCCCTCTATCCGTTAACCCTAAATAAACATCCGTTTCGGAATTAATACTTGCAATAGTATCGTATTGAATGACAAATGGATAATCGGTTTGAAGTTGTGCGCCTATGTAGTTTTTGAAATCAGCATCCCCAATGTTTTTAAAGAAGTCGATTACGTTGCCAAAGAATACAATTTCGTATTCGTGGTTTTGTCCATCTTGCGTATACACCGCTTTGAATTGCACCGAACCTTCCAAAGTTGGGATTGTGTCAACGGTTATAATCGCGTTGAGTTTTCGTTTTGGATTGAAGTTCGCAAATTGGTAGGTATTCTCCTGAATGAATCCAAATATCTTCGCGTTGGTAGGTGTTGCAGGAATGCGAAATGTACGCGAATAACTACCGCGAGGGCGCAAGTCCTTTATGTCCGTGAAGTTGTATTGTAACGAAATCGATTCGTTCTCGTAAAGGTCAACCAACGTAGGTACGTTGTCGCCTTGACTATATATAATTAAAGCTGTTTCCATTCTTTGTTATTAAGGACAATTTCCAAATCCAACAGTTACGTAAATGTTACCAGTCCAAGTTCCCGAACTCCATGCAGGAAGTTTGAGATAAAAGTAATTTGGATTAGTACCCGTACCCCATACACCACTTGCAACAATAGGCGTTCCCGAACTTTGCATATCAAACGAAGTACGTGTTCCGCCACCCGTTGTTACGTTACCCAAATCAATGTAGCCATTCTTAATCGGTGTTGGTACATTCGATGTGTATTCAATACTTACATAATAAGTTTGTCCTGCGATTGGCGTAGCACCTAAAGTATCTGCAACGCTAACCGTGATGTAACGAGCGGAAGCTGCCGCAGTTGAAACAATGTTACACGCATTACCCACGTTTACGCCTACGGTTAACGTAGATGAACCGCTTGTTTTTGCGAATGTATCAAAGTAAGTACAAGCAACAGGTTGAGGGATTGGATATTCACTCGCGATAATGTTTATTGTTTCGTTATCGTTGGCTATTTGCAATCTAATGTTTTGGTTGTACTTGTGCGAGTTACGTTCTCTACGCATCAAATAGTTATTGTCCTCAACTACAACAGGCACAACGGAATATCCATCGGTGTTATCGTCTACCATCCAAACTGACTTTGAACGGAACAAGTCCTTTAGATACTTAAATTCTGACTCCGTTAACCAATCACTTGTAAGGTTTAAATATGTTTTAACTATTGGTTCGCGCTCGGTTAGTGAACGTGAAAAGGCTTCCGTTTTAAATGGATTGTCGGTTGTCGCATTGTTGTAGTCACCTTGGTAGGTCTTGTATCTTTTGCGCTCTACATCGATACTACGTTCATTCTTTTTGATAAAACTGAAACTATCCCAACCACCCAACTGATTAAGCCAATACAAATGCACTGGATTGTACTTACAATCTTCGTCAACCCAATAGCCATACTTCGCGGTCACTTCCACATCGCTAATATTTACCCCTACCACCGTGTAATACTTGGTGCTATCCGCGATTGATTGCGTGATATACCCACCATTAACAAGGTTTTTAAGTCCAGTTGGCAAATGATACAACGAACCGCCTAACGTAGTGTAAGCAATGTTGAACGTGCTGACTATTGTATTTGTTTCATCGTACAACTTGAATACGAAATGATCCGTTGTTAAGATTGGATAATTTGAATTGATAAATGTTGAATCGTCAGCTATGAACGAAAGTATTGAATATGCAGAACTTTCGTCACCCGTTACATTTGAACGTGAAATCTTGCGCCAATTTATCACCTCATTTTGAAGGCTCAATGGTAAGTTCAATTCAGTTGCAACCGTTTCTGCATTAAAGCCTATTGTGTTATCATACATCTGCGATAATGCTAAAGGTGGCGTGTCATTGCTACCCATAACGATAAAGTTCTGCTTACCGCTTCCGTAAACACTCATTAAATCGTATTGATTTGCCAAGGTGTCATCTTCCGTAAACACACCGCCTATCTCCCAACCTTCATAGCAAAACACTCTAAACTGATTGACATTTAATTGAGCCTCGTTAATCGGTGCGCTAATGTGCATCAATACATTTGTTGTATTATATACCATATTCGTTAGCGTTAACTGATTAAACAAGGTCTTTAAATTGAATACCCCATTGAGTTGCGCATTTGGTGCAACGTAAAACTTGTACTCATTGCCCGTGTTATAGTCACCAATTCGAAATATATATTTGAATCCAGGCTCGGTTACATTGCTCGATAACATCGTTACCGCTACATCGTTATTACTATACGCAAGACCCGTAAACTCGGTTGAGCCTTGCGCTGAAAGTCCTGTTATCTTTGTCGTTATCATACATTAATTTTCTTTTGTAAGTTATCCTCAATTACAATTTTAATTTCTTTACCCAATGCCTCTGCGAACTTTGGCTCGTAAACATCTATTAACTCATTCACCGCATCACGCCAATAGAAAAGCGGTTGTATTCCGCGCCTACGAATTGAGCGCATTATATTGAATGCCATTGACTTTTTAGCATTTTCCTTTGCCTCAACACTTTTAAACGATGCGAATGATCCGTTCTTATTACGTGGTTTAATTCCTTTGATGCTCATCCAATCGTAAATGGCTTTTTGCATCACTCCCATTCCATCGACCTTTTGCCCACTACCGCCACCACTACGAAACGAATAAGGCGAACCAACGCTACTACGCGTACCATTAACACCTTTCTCAACGAAATCAGCATATTTGGAAGATTCTCCTTTGGCGAAGAACTCTAATTTACCTCTTCTTGCATTATAATAATAAGCAAGTGACTTACGTAAGTTATCCGTTGCAACTGCTCTTCTTTTCTTGCCTTTGACCGTTCTATAAATACCAAGATTCTGCATTGCCTTTTCGACAACATCAGCACCGAACTGGTTTATTAAATCGTTTAAAGGACTATTAGCCATTCACGAAAGTATTAAATGCGGTGTTACTATCTTGGATCAATAGGTCAACAAAGGCATCGATTCCTTTGCTATCTAATGCAACCCGAAATGCATCGTAATCGGTTGAGTCATCATAACCGAAAAAAATGTTTTGCTCGATTACGTGAATGATTGTAAGGTTGTCTTTTGTTACTATTTGATATCTCATATTTCAACCATTATCGAAGTGTTGTTGATTGTACCGCTTAACACAGTTGCATTATTTACAACCTTAATTGCGCAGTCATCACCTGCGGCATAAGTTGCCGATGTCGCACCGCTATTGGCTTCCGTTCCTGCGGCACTACCTGCGGCAATGGTTACGACAACCGAAGTATCTGCGCTATTTTTTCTTAACGTGAAAACCAAGCTACCCGTTGCACTTTGAGCCGAAAACATACGCACGTAAAAGTTTTTTAGTGTACACGCGTAAGGGATAACCAAGATACGAGCGGATTCCGAAGCGTTCACACCGCTATAATTGAATGAACAATAAGTAGTTCCGCTCAATGCGACAGTAGCATTTTGGTTAACCGCCATAAATGAACGAGCAACTGGAGTAGATGGAGTACTATTAACCCATAACCCACTCGTTGAATTATATGTCAATAACTGCCCATTGCTTGGGGTTGTTATTTGTACTCCGTGCAGTTCGTCTAACTCGTAACCATTTTGAATAGCTAAAACCACTCTCCCTTGTGTTGGGTGAACCCTTGCAACGTAACCAATAAAGACCGTGTGATTAGGTTCGGCAGGTGGTGTATTCGCTACCACTCCCCCTGCGGTTGTTGCACTTAACCACAACATATCCCCTGCGGTAAATGCAGAAGTATCGATGTCGTGAAGTGTACCATTAACCGCAATATATCCATCGGTATTATTTGGAATATCAGCAGTAACCATTCCAATCGTTTTGGATGATGTTGCCTCTGCATCTGCTTTGGCAAGTAGAGCATTAGGTCGGTTTCCCGTTGCACCGCTCAAATAAACTATCTGACCTTTGGTTAGTGTTGAACCTGTGCTATTCCTTACGACTATCTCAATTCGTTCCGCACTATCTACAACCCCATCCACATCGGTATCGTAAACGGAAGTAAGCATATCCCCAACAGTCCACGTTCTATCAGCCGAAAGGTCTTGCGTTGTTCCGTTAATAGTTAAAGTTCGCGTTGTGGGAACTCCACCACCACCGCCTGTCATTGGCTTCCACGTATTATCAGCCGCTAAATAATCGGTTGACGCGCTTGGATCATTCGTTGTATATTGAACCTTCTTTGCCATTATTCGCCAATGTAAGGAATTTCACAAGCGTTCCAAGTGTAATCGACTGACAACTCAATCGAAAGTTGAACTCCAGTAAGTACGTGGCTAAATTCTTCCACGAATGGACTACCGCTTATGGGTGTAGTTAATACTACCGATTCATCAAAGATATGCCCAAGTTCCAACATATTAACGAAGTCACTTGCCAACAAGATGCAATCGCTTATCGCTTGTTTTTGGTATTCCGTTTTTTCATCCTTATCACGTGGAAGGTCAGCGAAGAACACATCGAATGTGTAAGATAGTTGTCCTTTATCGAAACTTATACCGGTAGGAGTTACGTGCATCCAAGGATATTCCGTTTCCTTTTCAAGGTCAGCCTGTGCGATTTGTCCGTGAGTGAATCGTCTTATCAATGCGTGTTGATTAGCGAAGTCCTGGAACTTGCTAACGACTACGTTGTATGTATAAAGGGATGATGCAGTTGCCATATATTACAAGACGCTAAAGGTTACTTTTTTAGGAGTTGTTTTTGAAAAGAAAAGTAATCAATCCGGTAAGACAAATGTGCAAAGATGGTACTTGCTTGTGTTTCGGTCACTTGGTCGAACTTGGTAATATCTCTATCCGCTAACTCCTCGATAACGTGAAACCATCCGTACCGTTCACTCAAATCGCTTGTTGCTTGAGCGCCTCCTCCATCATCTGAATCGCCTTCATCATCTCTTTCGTCATCGTTGTATCTAAAAACTCGAGGGAACGATTCAGTAATTCTTTTTCGATATTCGAAAAAAAAACAAGCGCACCATTCGCGATTGATAGTGGCATATCGTTGAAGTCATCCGCATTTGTTAAATGTTCTGCGGTGTAAGGCTCAATTTTGTACTTCGTGCCAATCTCGGAACTAATTGGGCGATAAAGGATTGCAAGTAACTTTGTTAAATGTTTGGGAAAGTCTTTGCAATTACTCTCCAGGTCTAACCACTCACCGAAAGAAATCTTGTTAATGTCGGGAACGAATCCGTATCCCTTCCACTTGTGTTGGTGTTCCGCTTTCGGTTCATCAATGGTTTCTTTAAAAAAGGCTATAACCTCTCCAATGGTTTCGGGTGACAAGTTCCGCGCATCGTCTTTGTTGATTCTTAATATAGCGGATACCTGTCCAATCTCGTTTCCTTCGTTGGTAATAAAGTCAACGTATTGCTTGACCGTTACTTTGGAATAGTCCTTCTCTAATTTAATCTTCGCCATTGTCTAACTGCTGACTTAATAGATCAATCCACTCTTGAAAGAGCGTTGTCATTTCGGTGTTCTTTAATCTCTTTCTTTGGGTTGGTTGCTGTAACCACATTCCAAACATAACACACAACCTATAGGTGTGGTGCATATTTTCATTACGTGCCTCGTTCATATTTATAGTTTATCACTTATTACGATTTGTACTGGCGCATCACCTTCACCAACAATAGTTTGCCTTGCCTGTTTTGGTTTGAAATACTCAAGTGTCTTTAAGTACAACTCACTTGCAATCATTTTATCTTCATCATTGCGTGAACTCCACAACTTGTCAAGGAACGCATTGAATTTCTCTGCTTGGTGTCCTGTGATGGATTCGCCAAGTGCTTCCCATTGAAGTGTCTTAACTCCTTTTGCACCTTTTGGTTTTCCATCCGGGTTACCCGATTTACCTTTTTCAAATGGCATAATGTTGTAATTTATTGATACTTACAATTCTAACTTATTTTTAAAGTGATTGATTAACTGCTCCATTTTATGGTCATAATACTTGGCAAAGGTTAAGAACCCTTCCTTATCACTTTCCCATAACTTATAAAGCACGTTCCTCAATCTTTGACCATTGGACTTCCTTTCAATCTCAAAGTCGGCTTTAAGGTCTTCAATAATCTCCTTTTCTTTAGACGCAAATTCTTCTTCTTTTAGAGCAACGTACACATAAGAATTTTGAAGGCTAAATATTTGCCCTGCTTTATCGGGTGTCAGTTCGTTAGTGCCCAATACGATTGCAGTCGTTCTATCTTTACGACTTTTGATAGATTCAATTTGTGCTGGTAGTATAATCATTTGCCAAATGTTTTTTTGTAGTATTGTTCAGCATAATTTATTGCTTCTTGCAGAGGAAAGCCATCAGAAGAATTTACATAACCACGAGCAGATGCTTTGATAATCTCTTTTTGATGCATTGCTTTGGCGGATTCTTGTAAATCCTTTAAATTCAAATTTAATGCAATCGCATTCATTTGTTTTGTTTTGAATAGAGTCATCAATCGGTTTGAATGCTTAATATACCATTCAACGCTACTTTGTTTGTTTTCCATCATTGTGCACCATTTTTAGAATACCATTCATCTAATAATATTAAAAGTTCATTCGTTGGTATTGTAATGCTATCAATCTCTTTATTACCTGTTGATGTGGCATAAGTGAATAATAAAGTAACAATACCTTCATCACGTTCTTTTATAAATACATTAAATTTTTTAGATGCTTTCATATATCAAATATAAGTAATACGTATTTAATAAACTAATTCCAAAAGAAAAGAAAGAAAAAGAAAAAAGTTTAAAAAAGAAAAAGAAAGAAAAGAAAAAGCTCCCCCACGAAAAACAAACAATCACCCTCAAAGGGGTAGTTACCTGAACCAAGCGTTGATATATCGCAAGTTTGCCGTTTGCATCCCCCTTTGGCAATGGAGAATAGATTTAAATCTATCATTGGCTATAAAAACAAAATTCCGAAGGGGGTGTGGACTGCCCCCAACGGAATATGTATGAAAAACAAATATGTTTAATGCTAATGTCCACGAAGCAAAGATGCAATAAAAAACAATGGTTGCCTCAAATTACAAAGAGTAGTTATTCACTTTTGTTCAACAATGTTTTGATAAGTACATAGAGCCACAAGGCACTCGCAGTAAATGCACCCAAGATATTTTCAATTGAAAAAGGAATCCATCTTAATCGCATCTGTATTAGGATAAACCCAAAAAGTGCTAATGCGATCATGCCATACGCAATAAAACAAAAATGTAACAGGCTCATATTCCTCGTTTTCTTCTTCCACGTTTTTTTGGTTGTGGTTGTTCGACTTCATTTATTACTTCGATTTCCTCGCGTTTAAGTTGGTGACCTAACTCATCCACTAACTTGGTCACACATCCAACGCAATGGCGAAGTGCCACCGCCTTACTGCCTTGAATGATCCCTTTGAGTTGTCCGAGAACTTTGCGTTGTTCTGCAGTTACTACACCACTTGCTTTAATTGTCTTTACAAGTTCCTTCGCCTCTTCTATTTTGTCATTATCCACAACCGCACCCCATAACCCTGCAGGACATTCTTGTAAAGCCATACGTGCCTTGACATCCATAAAGCATCCGCAAGGTTTAAAACGAACCCCGTTCATCTCTTTCCATTCTCCAAATGGGTTGAGTTTGTTTAATGGAGTGCCACACGTTCGGGTTGTCTTATTGAAAACCGGACACGCTGAACAAATCTCCATCCGATAATTAAACATTTCTTTATTCGTCATATTTGATACTTTTCTTTATTTCTTCTTTGGCGCGTTTAACGGTATCGTATAGATATGAAACCGGTATTCCAGTTTCTTCGGATAGTTCGCGATATGAAAAACCACTCATTACATAAAGATTAAACACCTCACGTTCAAAAAATGGTAGCCTACTGATTAGGATATCAAGTTGCTCATTGGTCAACCTACTACCTACCCAGGTTTCACCGCTTGTATTGATTGCAATTTCGAATTGAAATGGTTCAAGGTCTTGCCATTGACTTTGAAAGTCACCTACTAACTTTTTAAATCGTGTACGTGGGCGCGTGAACTCCCACTTCAAAGAACAAATGATGTAATTGTCTTGGTCTTTTATTTCAATGCGGTTTGATTCCAGGATATTTAATAGTGTACTATGTAACAACTCGTCACCATCGTAGGTATTACCCGCGATTGACCGAGCAAATGCGCGATACTTGTTATATTGATCCGTTGAAATATCCATCGATTACTTCTTTGGCTTCATCAAAGCCTTTAGATATAGACGCGTAATAGCCTTTTTTGTTTAGAATCTTTATCCATTCCTTTTGTTCCTTACTCGCAACGCCTTTGGATGTCTTTAATTCAATGAATAATCCGTGATACTTTTCGTTTGGTTCGCAGATTTGTAAGTCGGGAAATCCTTTTACGTATCCAGTAGCTTTCATCTTTATTGCTTGTTTCATCGAAGTGAACATCCCACCTGCTGATGCGCAGTAAATAGCACTCGGATAAGCAGATTTTAAGTATTGAATGACTGCAATTTGCACACCTGCCTCACCTGAATAGGGTTTTTTAGCACGTGGCTTCATTGAATTGAGTATTTTCTGCTTCATATTTTAAGTAAATCTAAAAAAATCTTGCGTCTAAAACCATTGCAAATCCTACAAAAGTGAAAATAGTTTTATTTTTTTCAAAGTTTTTCTTGACATTATGGAATTTGTGTTTAACTTTGCCAAACAAACGAACAATTTAAAAAACACAATTATGTATCAAGTACACATCAAAGAAGGAATCAATGCAGAAGTTCGCAATTATGATTCTTTAGCAATGGCTAACCGCTATGTAATGGAAAAGGCAAGTGAGTTAAATCTTTGCGTAACTGGTTACGACCAAGACGGATTCGCATTCGCTCACGAAGGTTTAGATTCACCTTGCCAAGCAGAAATCTTTATCTTTTCAGTTTTTTAACTATGGCAAAGAATCAAGACAAATGGATAGTTGAGTTGACTTATACTGAACTTATCTTTTTAAAATCCGCAGTTGAGAACTATACACCAAGCGGAATCTTTTTAACGGAACAAGACAAAGACACAACTTTAAAAGCCATTAACAATGCAAAGTAAATACCCAAGAAAGTTTATTTGCGTTCAATCCGCAAGTTATCCAACTCACGAGTTGAGTTACAACGAGCTCGCGCAGCACATCGCGAATAGTGTACCACGTACACCACTTGAACGAATGGAAGACCTTTTAACCGAGCGCACTTATGTACGATAGAATAAACCCACCCGATACACCGATTGAGTGGTGCAAATGTCAAAACTGCGGATCAAAGGTTGTAGAATACGAACTGCATCAAGTGTGGTTAAGTATCGAAGATTCCGAAGATTGGTGTAAGACCTGCACGGATAACCACGCAAAGATTCATCCGATACTACACCCCGAATCTTGGGCGATAGGCTCGACCGACACCGAAAACAATTTAACAATTAAATAAATCAAAATGAAAAAAGCGAAAATCACGCACATCCAAGGAACTGGAACTTGGAATGAATTCTTTAAATTCGAAGTTACTATGGATAACGATGACACAGGAACGGTATTCAGTAAGACAAAAGAACCTAAATTCTCGGTTGGTGAGGAGAAGTCCTATGAAATCACTCCAAGTGGTAAAGGTCATAAGATTAAATGGGTGCAAGAACAACGCACATTTGCTCCAAGCAATGGCGGTCAATCTAACAACTCACAAGCGAAAGAGGAATCTATTGCACGTGCTGTCGCGTTGAAGGCTTCAGTTGATATGGGGCATAGTGATAACCCATTAAAAGTTATCGAGGTGGCTCAACTCTTTGAACGCTATTTAATCCACGGAATCGCACCAACTGATGATGCCAAAGATAACGCGCGAAGCAACGCGAAGATGGATAGTACATCGGGTATTATTCAAAATTTTAGAGAAGAAGAAATTAGAGGAATGGGAGAAGACCTTCCATTTTGAAAGCAAGAAGTATTAAGAATTTTAGAACCCCTTAAACCAATAATTATATGAAAGAATTACAAGCAGTTTTAGTTTGTGCTTTGGATCAAAGAAAAGAACATTCTTATGATCCCGAAATAGCAAAATTATTCAACCCAATTATTGAACTAATTTGTAAACTACAAGATGAAATCTAAATGGGAACAATTTGTTTTCGCTTGGTTTGGCAATACGTCAAACCTTGCGAAAGCAATGAACATCAGTTTTAGCCAAGCTAAACGATGGCACGAACAACCGATGACGATGCACGTTTGCGACATTAGTAAAGTTGCAACATATACCAAAGTCAATATAAAAGAGGTTGTCAATATTATACTGGAATCTGAACAAAGAACAATTAAACACGAAGGAGATGAGTAAGCTAATTGACTTTATGGTGAAATATCGCGTTAAGAACGGGCGCGAATTACTTGAACTATTTAACAATCAAACAAGACAAGAATTGATTGAGTTCTTGGATGAGAAGGAATTAACTCCAGGTGTTGAATCGGATATAATAAATATCGTCAGTAATATCTACGATGTAAACATAACCGATTTAAGGTCGAATATCCGCAGACGCGAGATTGTAGACGCGAGGGCAACGATTTACTTTTTGCTTTATGCCTGTACCAACTATACACTTCGTCAAATTGGTTTAAGCCTATTCAAGCAAGACCACGCGACAATAATACATTCCGTTAAAAAGTCGATAAATCTTTGCCAAGTTGATCCTGGATTTAAAAATAAAGTTCGCTTGGCTATCATAGAATTGGAACAAATGGGTTATAATTGCAGTAAACTAACAAAACGAATCAATGAACGAACAACAACTAAAACAAGAAATCGAATCAATGCGTTCAAGAATATCTGCTATCGAAGAACTGATATCTTCGTTGCATCAAAAGACCCCGAGAACGAGCTTCACGATACCAACATCCGAGCAAGTGGCGGAGTATTTTTTACAAAGGATTCCATATGCGTGTTCTGAAGATGCGCTAAATTTCGCAGATGTATTTATTAGCCATTACACCAACACGGGGTGGAAGTACGGAAAGAACAAGATGAAAGATTGGAAAGCGGCAATGCGTTCCGCTTGGGATTTAAGTAAATTTGTAACTAAAAACAATAATCAAAATGAACAACTTGGTAGAATACAAAGGTCAGCACTACAACAATGGCTTGACGAATGACGAAAGAGCCTATTTAGAGGCTGTAAACCAAACGAAGGTATGTGATTCAACCTTACCGATGTTTAAATCACTAATCGCAAAGGGAATCGTGATAAGCGGTATTAAGCAACTGCCATCACCCGAGGAAACACAAATGCTATACGACACCGCACAACAATACTACCGCTTCTTTACTATTGCCGAAATCGGTTTAGCGTTCCAACTCAATGCGGTTGGTCAGGCGTGGAAACGTGTTGAGCATTACGGTCTTATGTCTATTCAATTTTTGTCCGATGTATTGAACGCGTATAAGATTTACAAGATGCAAATGAACTTGGACATTGACCGAAAGAAAGCCAAGTTGTCAATTGGTACAACAACCCAAGACGATACTCCAGTAGATTTCAAAGCAATGTTCGAAAGTGATTTGAAAAGATGGAAGGAAGGGCAAAGGGTTGCGGTTATGTTGTTAGCTCCTGCAATGATGCGGAAGTTTGAGGAACTTGGCGCGATTCATCCCAATTGTTGGAGCGATGACGAATGGAAGAAATTCAAGTTTATGTCTTACCAAAACATTTGCAATGAAAGACAACTCACTAACTACCAAATAACCAATCTTAAACAGAAGGACAAAGAGAACTTTGATATTGAGGTAAGGCAAGGGATATTCCGTTTATTATATGCGGATATTATGGATAGTCATATATTACAGGAACGAATTAAAGCGAAGTTATGATTTCGTGCGGTTGTGAAGTAAAGAAAAAAGATGCGTTTAAATGTACTGGATGTAATGAGAGTTTCTGCGGAAGGCACATTTATTATTACATTGATGAAGCAAATATAGCCATAACGCGAAATTCAAAACCATATTGTGAACCGTGCTACAAAATTAAATATAAGAAACTATGAGGCACGGAAGTTTATTCAGCGGTATAGGTGGATTCGATTTAGCAGCCGAATGGATGGGATGGGAAAACGTATTTCATTGCGAATGGATGCCATTCCCACGACAAGTATTACATTATCATTTTCCAAATTCAATAAGTTATGAAGACATCACAAAGACAGATTTCACTATTCACCGAGGAACAATTGACATCCTCACAGGAGGGTTTCCTTGTCAACCCTACTCATCAGCAGGAAAGCGACTTGGGAAAGAAGATGAGCGACATCTCTGGCCGCATATGCTTCGAGCAATTCAAGAGATTCAACCAACATACGTCGTGGGGGAAAATGTTCGTGGAATCACTAATTGGAACGGGGGAGTGGTCTTCGAAGAAGTGTGCGCTGACTTGGAAAATTGTGGGTACGAAGTACAACCGATATTATTGCCAGCTTGTTCCGTCGGTGCGCCACATCGAAGAGATAGAGTTTGGTTCATTGCTTCCAACACCGACAGTATTCGATTCAACGAATGCGAGTGCGACAATGAAAAGTTCACAGGTCAAGGAAGGATCAATGCACTCAATGACATTAACGAGAATGATGGACAAGGGATTATTACCAACACCAATGGCATCCGAGGGAACGAAATTAAGTGGCAATCCAAAAGAAAATCAAATGTCAATGACAAAAATTGTTTACGAAATGACTGGCAAAACTTCCCAACTCAATCCCCAATTTGTGGCGGAGATGATGGGCTTCCCACCGAATTGGACGGAATTACCTTTTCTAAATGGCGACAAGAATCAATCAAAGGATATGGCAACGCAATAGTTCCACAAGTGGCTTATGAAATCTTTAAAGTAATTCAGCAATTAGATGGAAATTAAATACCATTCAAAACAAATCGAAGCCTTAAACGCTTTATCCGTAGACAGTAGAATCCGTCAGTTATTATATGGCGGATCTGCTGGAAGCGGAAAGTCGTTTCTCGGTTGCGATTGGCAAATAAAAAGAAGGATAAAATATCCAGGGACTCGCGGTTTGATTGGTCGTGCTGAATTAAAGAAGTTGCGATTAAGTACAATGGCTACATTCTTTGAGTTATGCGCTCAATATGGTTTAGTTCCTGGAAAGCATTACACATACAACGGACAAGACCACGTGATTAAATGGTACAATGGAAGCGAAACTATCTTAATGGATTTAGCCGATATGCCATCTGATCCCGAGTTTCAGCGTTTTGGTTCAATAGAGATAACAGATGCCTTTGTTGACGAAGCGGGTGAGGTATCGCAAAAGTGTATTGATATCTTATCATCTCGGATGCGTTACAAATTGGTGGATGACAAGCCAAAGATATTGCTCACTTGCAACCCTCACAAAGGTTGGTTATATTCAGAGTTCTTTGATGCGAAAAGAAATGGTAGTATAAGACAAGACCGCGACTTCATCCAAGCCTTACCAACGGACAACCCACACATTTCGCCAGTATATTTAGAATCATTGCAACTACTTCCCGACATTGACCGCAAAAGGTTGTTAGAAGGGGATTGGGACTACGATGAAACAAAGGATAGGCTTTATGAATATGATGATTTATTGCGTTGTTTTAGACCTCAACAAACCAAAGGCGATAAGTATATAACTGCGGATATCGCGCGAATGGGTGATGATAGAACTGTGATTGTATTGTGGGATGGCTTACACGCTGAAAAGTTCATTGTCCTAAAACACAAACCGATTAACGAAACGGTATCTATTGTTAACGAACTTATCCGAACTCACAATGTAAAGTTATCTAATGTCTTGGTCGATGAAGATGGAATCGGTGGTGGTGCGGTTGACTACATCCGATGTAAAGGATTCTTGAACGGATCAAAAGCGGTACGCGATAACTATTTAAACTTGAAATCCGATTGTTATTTTAAGTTGGGAGAACTAATAACCAACAACCTTATCACATTTGAACCAACTCACAAAGACACAATAGTTAAAGAACTTGAAATGGTAAGACGCGAGAAACTGGATAGCGATGGTAAACTGCGAGTGACTAACAAAGAGGATTTAAAGAAAAGACACGGACTTTCTCCCGACTTTGCTGATGCCATAATGATGCGCTCATTTTACGAATTAAAAAGAAACTTTGGTAAATATGCTTTTCAATAAAAAAATAATTATATTTGCCCAAACAAATAACAAATGGAACTACACAAATTGATTAAAATGAAGGCGGAAATACACGCGCAGTACAACGGTGAGCAGATGGATAACACCGCTTACTTTTCCTTTATAGAAGGTGCAAAGTATGCAATGGAACTAATCTCAAAACAACTTAAAGATGAGCTCTAAACGAACGTTAACTAAAGACGAACACGAAAAATTGAAGGTGCTTAACCTTCTAATGTGGACACAAGCGACACTTTACGCATCCGATGACTGCGAACCGATTAAATGGTTTTACAATCACCAAACAAAGATGCTACTGAAACGACTTAACGACTCTATCCAACGTGAACACGGCAAGACAATCAACGCACTTTGGAATGTTGAAGGTGTGACAATGCCCGACATCACGCGACACCTGGATGAGTTCACAAAAGAGATGGCAGAGTTCGGATATTGGATGTTGCCCGAACTTATTAAATTGATCCAAGAAGCAAAAGTAACCGCTGAAAAAATAGAAGTAATATGAGTAACAAAAAACAAAGTAGTGTTGAGTGGTTAGAACAACAATTAAATGTCATTCTAAAACAATCTAATATCGAAATTGAAAATGTAATTTGGCAACAAGCCAAAGCAATGCATAAAGAGGAAATAGCGAATGCTTGGAATGATGGACATAGTGAAGGAATAGAGGGTGGGTATTGTACTACTTATGAAGAATACTACAACAAAACATTTAACAAATGAAAAAACAAATAGAACAAGTAACCCAATTCCGAAAGGCTTTTAACCTTCCGTTGAATCGTGGGTACAACTTTGAAAACTGCGTACTGCACGAAAGGTTGATTCAAGAGGAACTGGATGAAATGAAAATGTCGACCAACGTAGTTGATATATCCGATGCCATTATTGACCAAATGTATCTTCTTTTCGGTTATGCCATCGACTTGGGAATAAGCGATAAATTGGAGGCTATGTTTGACGAAGTTCACGCGTCTAATATGTCCAAGTTGGATGCTGATGGAAACCCAATTTACCGCGAGGATGGAAAGGTGCTTAAAAGTGATTTGTATTTTAAGCCAAACCTTAAAGCAATCCTTGAGCCTAAAACAATGGCGCAAATAATCAATGAAATGAGAGAACAATTTAATGAGAAAATAGAATGAGAACAATTTGGTTTTTTTTATTAAGGCTATTGTTTATATATGATGTAATAAAAATTATATATAATAATCAGCAAACAGGTGAACAACCTTCAAATATGATGGTATTATTGACTATTTTATTAGCAATCAGTTTAACCCAAGAAAATAAAAATAATGAATATAACACACGATTTTGACAACTGCCAGAGTGATGTCTACAAAGAAGTAATAAGCGACCTTATAGCGCGTGAGAAAATGGGGCGAATGAAGTACGGAGTAACCGTTGACAAGGCTAATCTATCTGAAAAGGAATGGTTACACCACGCGTACGAGGAGGCGTTGGACTTTGCTATCTATTTAAAACGTATAATGTCCCTAAAAAAATAAATAAATGAAAAAAGTTTTAATTACATCATTGGTTTTATCTATTGCGTTTTCAAGTTGTGTAGATGCACATTTAAGTAAAGCAATGGGATACGGAGATAAATTCACAATTAAAGTTTTAGGCCCTGATACAATCGTAACCTATCATTCAACTGGAAAAGTAATTAGCGAAAATGGAAGTGATGGGTATTATTTTACTGATGCTAACACTAATTTATTAGTTGAAGTTAGCGGAACAGTTATAATTGAGCAAGAGCCAAAATAGTAAGTACATAAACACTACCAAGTAAGAGGGTGGCTTTTTGCCACCTTTTTTTTGCTCTTAATCCCTCATTTAATTCCTCACGTAATCCCTCATTTTGCACTTTTAATTGTGCGATTTCTTTTTCATTGTGCAAGATAATGTCCCTTTGAGTGGATATAATGCGCTGATTTAGTCCGTTTAAAGACACATAATACTCAAGCGACTTCACACCAAGAACAACTAACCGCCTTTCAACGCTTAAAGAATCCAGTTCTTTCGAGTGAACGTAGTTTATCGATTGCTTTTGTGTATGCGCTATCAATGGCAACGCTATCAAGCATATAAATAGTATCAATGTCTTTTTCATAAATAATTTGTTTAGTGATCCGGTCAACTTCTAACGTGTCAACGTAAGCCTTTAATACAACAACCGTATCCAAGTTGGTTACAAATTGTACCCTACTCGGTTTAGGTCGACACAATAAAACACCGATTCCAATTCCGATACTAATAGATACGACCGTTACTAATGCGATAGTTCTTAACGTGAAATTCTTTTCCATTGCCCCTTGTTATTATTGCGAATCCGTGATTGTATTTTGAATATGGGTTATAGTCAGGACTTAACTCACTCAAACACCCAACACCCCAACAAGTAATCACCTTACCATTAACATCCCTTTCCGTGTGTTCTGCAGTTTGGTGATGGTGTCCACACATCGCATTCGCTTTTGTCTTTAAAAACAAACCTCTTGCTACGTTTACCGATGGTATAAATTGCTTACCAAATTCGTGTCCGTGAAATACTGATAAGCCACCGATGTTAATCTTGTTCTTTCCTTCAACGAACTTAATGTTGTTCTTATCCAAGTGACAAAGCGAAGCGAAATCAAACGCATCAATGTCGAATAGTTCAGGTGCTTTAACTCTCATATATCTCCAATAGCGTTCTTCGTGGTTTCCTTCTTTATAGATTATCTCTGCATTAGGGAAGGTTTGGCGAAGTTCATAGACGAAAGTACGCATAGAATACAACTCATCTTTAAATCGTCTTTTCTTTGGGTCTTTCACAAAGTCACTAACCATATGACAATCGAGAGCGTCACCATTTAGAATGATAGTATCAACTTGCTCATCCAATCCAGTTTGGATAGCAACGGATAATGCATCAATGTCGTGATATGGAATGTGAATATCGGAAAGAATTAAAACCTTTTTGCCTTTTATGTCAATATGGTTTCGACCTTTCGCATATGACTTGGGTAACTTAAAAGGATTCTTCGGTCTTTCATTCAAAGAAAAAAGCGATTTATCAGCTATATTTTTTTGCACATCCTTACCTTTTTTACCTTCGATTCTACGTAGTGCATCACGTGCATTTTCAACGTTCATATAGGTTTCGGGATGTTCTGCAAAAAGTTTCTTTGCAAGTGTTAGCGTAGGTGTGTTGGGGAATCTCTCGCGCACTTCACGTGCTAACTTTGTTTTTGCTTGTTCAGCCATATTTAGAAAGGTTTGTATATTGTTTTACCGCCTACCTTTAACGCACGTAAAACTTGACCTCTATTCTTACCCTCGTTGTAACTTACGTGAACCCAGTCGGGTGCGTTCTCACTTCCAAACTCCCAAATGAGTTGGTCAAATATACAATTTTCTTTTATGTAAAAAAACAATTCTTTGTTATTTATGCCACCAAAAATATCGCCATCGATATCCAACGCTTTGCCTTCACAATGTTGACTTGTTTTACTACCTCCTATTTTGGCGTTTAATTCAACGGAACGGAAACCACTACTGATTCCAATAGGCTTTCCAAAGTGTTCGCGCACCTTGTCGAAAACATTACTACAAACTAACCGTAAGTTATTTAACTGCGTAGCGTTTGGAATGTTAGCCAACTTTAAAGCAGTCGCTTGGTTGCTCTTTGTGACCTCTGAATAGGTTACGTATTTACTTATCTTTTCCATCGGTCATTGCATCGGTTATATCTTCGCTTTTGCGCCCTATAATCGTTTTAATCTTACTCCATAAATCCTTTCCAGTTACCGCCTCAATAGATTCAATGATTGACTTGAACTCGATAATGGCAATAACGGTGGCGATTAGTTTTGTGATAGGGATCAATTCGCTAATGATAAAAGTTTCAATTAAGAATCCGCTCATTATTGCTAATTGATACAACAATAACTTCGTGATTGTGTCCGACATCCTACGTGAGCGAATGCGTTGCCCGGTCTTGATTGCTTTCCATACACCAACCACTAAATCAGCCGCAACCAAAAAGCCAATGGTTAACATCAACTCTTTGATTGGTAGGAATACTGCAAGTGAAGCGAACAACCAAACTTTACCTTTCAAAAACATCCATTCCTTCATCTCTTTTCGACTTTCGCTTGTTGTTTTTTAAGATAAACTTTTAGCATCTTTTCGTACTGTTCTCGCTTTAGTACGTAGGTGGTAGGAAGTTTTTTATTGACCATTTATGACGTTGTGTTTTATAGCTATCTGAAACCAAAAAATTACTCTTTCCGTATGGATTCATATCGGGAAAGATATTGTTATCCGTGTTATTTGTGTATTCGGGGAATAAAGTTGTATTAAAACGCAAATAGTCAACCATTCTTTTGGTGTAGAATCGCGCGTTCTCTCTCGCTTTCTCCTTCAAAGATTCCATTTCACCTTTGGTTACAGGCGTTGTATCTTCGCTTTGACGAGAAACCAAGTTGCCGTTATCGTGTTTATACAACAAAGACGGATATAACTCAACCAT